AAAAGAACAGGTGCTAGTATGATGCAAGCATCTACAAGTGAAATATATGGTGACCCAAAAGTACATCCACAAACCGAAGATTATTGGGGTAACGTTAATCCAATAGGGATAAGAGCTTGTTATGATGAAGGTAAAAGATGTGCAGAAACACTATGTATGGATTATAAAAGACAATATAACGTAGATGTTAAGATAGCAAGAATATTCAATACATATGGACCAATGATGGATTCAAATGATGGTAGGGTTATAAGTAATTTTATAAATCAAGCAATGGAAAACCAATTAATAACAATATATGGAGATGGTAACCAGAGCAGAAGTTTTTGTTTTGTAGATGATTTGATTAAAGGTTTTATAAAATTATTAAATTATAAAGGTGATTTAAGTCCAATGAATTTAGGTAATCCAAATGAGTTTACAATAAAACAATTAGCAGAAAAGGTAATAGATATAACAGAATCAAAATCTAAAATAATTTATAAATCCTTACCAGAAGATGACCCAAAACAAAGACAGCCTAATATAAATTATGCTGAAAAAACACTTAATTGGTTTCCAAAAGTACAATTAAATGATGGTTTAAAGATAACTTATGAATGGTTTGATAATATAAGATTAAGAAATATTATATAAAATAAATATATTTTTCGTGGTATTATAAAAAAAGAAAGTAAATACAATGGCAGAAAATCAAAATAATATTAAAAAGAAAGGCAGACCAAAAACAATTCTTAATTTAGAGGAATTGGAAAAGCTATGTAGATTAAACTGTACTATGCCAGAAATAGCTTCATATTTTAATATTCCTTTAAGAACACTTGAAGATAAATATACAAATGATAAAGAAATTAGACAAACAATAGATAATGGAAGAAATAAAGGAAAACTTTCCCTAAGAAGAAAACAACTACAGATTATGGATGAAACTAATAATGCGACAATGGCTATATGGTTGGGTAAACAATTATTAGGGCAAAGGGATAAACACGATATTATAACAGAAGATATATCTACAAACAAATTATCAGAAGCACTTGCTATAGCAGAGAGAATGGCTAGAGATAAAAGGGAATAATTATGAATGTTATGGTAAAACCAAAATCTGATTACCAATACGTTGAAACATTATCCAAAACTTTTAATGATATTGAATCAATCGCTTTTCATAGTAGATTAAAGTGGTTGGAGACTGCCAGAACAACACAAATAGAACCAGAGGGTAATTGGTCAACTTGGTTAATACTTGCAGGCAGAGGTTGGGGTAAGACAAGAACAGGTGCTGAAACTCTTGTGTCTTATGCTCTTAAAACTCCAAATGTTATATGTGGAGTAATAGCACCAACAAGTGGTGATTTAAGGAGAGTATGTTTTGAAGGCCCATCTGGAATATTAAAGATGATACCTAGGGAATGTTTGTTAGATACTGGTACAGCATATAACAAATCAGCTATGGAAATAAAGCTATGGAATGGCTCAATTATTCAAGGTTATGCCGCAATAGAACCAGACAGACTTCGTGGACCACAATTTCATAGAATATGGGCTGATGAAATGGCAGCTTGGAGATACCCAGATGCTTATGACCAAATGATGTTTGGTTTAAGACTAGGGCAGAATCCAAAATTAATAGTAACAACAACACCAAGACCAGTAAAAATGGTTACAGACTTACTTAAAAGACGAGATAAAGATGTTTATGTAACAACAGGCACAACATTTGATAATGAAAAACATTTAGCAGAAAGTGCATTGCAACAACTTAAAGATAAATATGAGGGAACTACTTTAGGAAGACAGGAACTTTATGCAGAGGTATTAGATGAAATAGAAGGAGCATTATGGAAACCATCTATGATTGATAATACAAGAGTAAAAGAAATGCCAGAAATGCAAAGAGTTGTCGTATCCATAGACCCTGCTGTAACAAATAATGAAGGCTCAGATGAAACTGGCATAATAGTTGTTGGAAAAGGTTTTGATAAAAGGTTCTATGTTTTAGAGGATTTATCTGATAGAATGAGTGCAGATACTTGGGCTAATGTTGCAATAAATGCTTTTTATAAATATAATTGTGACAGAATAATAGCAGAAGTAAATAATGGTGGTGACTTGGTGGAACGTCTAATTAGAACCATAGATGGTAATGTGCCTTATAAAAAAGTCCATGCTTCTAGGGGTAAGTTGGTTAGAGCAGAGCCAATATCAGCATTATATGAGCAGGAAAGGGTTAGCCATGTTGGCACTTTTTCTAAATTAGAAGACCAAATGTGTTCTTTTACTTTAGATAGTAGAAGTTCACCAGATAGACTTGATGCCCTAGTATGGGGGTTAACCGAACTCAGCAAATCGTCTGGTCAAGCCATATGGAGAGTTAGTTAATGGGATTAAAAGACGCTTGGAAGGCATTGTTTAACCAAAATGTGGTCTTACAAAGTAAAGAAGGACCAATAATAGCTTATTCAAATGTAGGCACACAGACACAGCCAAAAGAAAGTTATAATGATTTAGCAAGAGAAGGTTATCAAGAAAATGCTATTGTTTATAGATGTGTAAACGAAATAGCAAATGGTGCCGCTTCTGTAAAGTTTGGATTATATCGTGGTGAACAGCCTATAGATGAACATCCATTACTTGATTTGTTAATGCGACCAAACCCAATGAATAGCCAGTCAGAGTTTTTTCAAGAGGTTTATTCATATTTATTATTAGCAGGGAACAGTTATATTCTTAAGACAGGTGCAGAAAATAGAGAGCCATCTGAACTTTATACATTAAGACCAGACAGAATAAAAATTGTGCCAAGTAAAAGAGAAATACCTTTAAGTTTTGAATATGTTGTAAATGGGCAAACTACAGCAAGTTATCCAGTTGACCAAAGTACAGGTGAATCTGATATTAAACAGATTATGTTATTTAATCCTTTAAATGATTATTATGGTTTATCCCCATTAAAGGCTGCAAGTGTAGATATTGACCAACATAACCTATCAAATAAACATAATGTAATGCTTTTAATGAATGGTGCAAGACCAAGTGGTGCAGTAGTTTATAAACCTAAAGATGAATCTGGTGCAAGTACAATGCTTACAGATGCACAAAGGGAGCAATTAAGAGGAGATTTATTACACAGGTTTGAGGGTTCTTCTAATGCAGGCAGAACTATGATACTTGAGGGTGATTTTGATTATAAAGAAATGGGTATGAGTCCAAAAGATATGGACTTTACAGCAATGAAGAATTTTGCGGCACGTGATATAGCACTTTGTTTTGGTGTTCCAAGTCAGTTGGTTGGCATACCTGACTCCAATACATATTCTAATATGCAAGAAGCAAGATTGGCATTATATGAAGAAACAATCATTCCAATGCTTAGACATATTGAGAGTGATTTAAATGAATGGCTTGTGCCACAGTTTGGGGAAGATTTAACTTTAAAATATCTTGTAGATGAAATACCTGCAATTACAGAACGTAGAAGAATGATTTATGATAATGTCATTACTGCTGTGGATAAAGGAATAATAACTAGAAATGAGGCAAGGGAAAGATTAGGTTTAGAGCCAATAGATGGTGGTGATGATGTTTATATACCTGCCAATTTATTTCCTTTGGGTTCTGAATCTAAACCAACACAGTCTACAGATAATGTGAATAAATTAGCTAATGAAGCATATGGTCTTAAATTAGAAACATATCCAGATGGAGAGGGGGTTGACCCTAAATTGCCAGATGCTTATCAATTAGCACAAAGTACATATAAATGTATTAATTGTGCATATGCAACCTATGATGATGATGATGAAGAAATTGAAATGGAAGAAGGTATAAAGGGTCATAAGGATTTATACTGTAAAAGGTGGGAAGCTATAATAAGACCAGATTATTGGTGTGTTGCATGGAAACAAATGCCAGAAGGTGAAAGTTATAGATATTCAGATGCCAAAGCAATATCAGACACAAAGCCAACACAAGAGATGGCAGATAATGCCAAAAGAGCTTTGGAATGGAGAAAAGAATTTAATCGTGGGGGCACAAGAGTTGGAGTTGCTCGTGCTAATCAATTAGTAAATAGAATAAATTTATCAGAATCAGTAATCCTAAGAATGTTTAGTTTTTTTAGTAGGCATGAAGTAGATAAAAGAGCAGAAGGATTCAATAGTGGTGAAAAAGGTTTTCCATCAGGTGGTCGTATAGCTTGGGATTTATGGGGTGGTGATTCTGGGTTTTCTTGGTCAAAAAGAAAAAGGGATGAGATTATGAGAGATAGAGAAAAAAATGCACCAATTAGCCTACAAACAAAGAGGAATGAAGTTATCAGTGAGGAAGGAATATCAAGAGATAAACCGACTTCGCAGAAGCTACGAAAGGCAAATTAATTTTAGGTTAATTAGCACCTTTTCCAAAATCGGTACAAAAGCAAGTGATGCTTTTATTTATAATGGTTCGCAAGGTCTTCAGACAAGCCTTGCATCTATACGGACTGATGTGGGAGCCACTTTGGAGCCATTTTATAGAGAAATCATTTTATCGTTTGCGAAACGGACATTTAATAATCGCTTTGCACAAAAAGCAATCCAAGACTACGAGGGAATCTATAAAGAATTTATGCGAAACATCGGTGGCACAAGAATTACAGAAATTAGTGATACCACCAGACAAATAATATCAAGAACCATATTAGAAAACCAAACAGCAGGTGTAGACGTTATTGCAAAAGCAATTAATGAAAGAATGTCTCCAAAATTTACAAGAGCTAGAGCATCAACAATAGCTAGAACTGAAACCCATACAGCATCTAGTTTTGCAATACAAAAGCAAGCAGAAAACTTTGAAGTGCCTAGTATGAGAAAAAGATGGGTAACAACAACAGA